TTTTATATAGCTGTTATAATTATGTTTATAACAACTATACGTATGTTAGAACCGACAACAGCATCAGTTGCTGTTTATTTATTATCAAGAACAACAACATTAAAAAGAAATATAATTCAAAAACGTCCATTACATTATAAAAGAAAATTTTGCAAATGGATAGTTAAAAATAGACATACTATAATTGAAGTTGGATTAGATGAAATATCAGATATATTATTTGAAACAAGTAATATAATTCATATAATGCCTAACCCTACAATATTATGTTTAACCTATTTTATAATACTTATTATTTTTATATGCTTATAAAATAGATTATGAACTCTTCAAAAACCAAAGGTTATAAAGGAATACAACAAGAACTTATAAATAGGGAAAAAACTTGTAATGATATTTCTGTATATGAATATGAACGTCCAAATAAAAATCCATATGAATATGAAGATGTAGATAAATTTAAGAAAGATAATAATTTTGATGAATCAAAAAATTGTAAATTATTAATACCTGATGTTTCTTATAAAAAAGATAAATATGGAAGATATTATAAAGATGTTTATACTCCAAAAAGATGTGATAAAGCTGATGGTTTTTGGGTTGGTCAAACAATAAATAGACATAATACATTTGATAAAGGTAATTGCTGGGTTGATAAAGTAGATGCAGAATGTGGAATGTTATTAAAAAGTAATAAATTTTTACGTGAAAAGAATTATAAAAATGGTAGTATAACTAAGAAAAATATTAAAGATGCTAAAAAAATATGTGAAGTTAATCCAGAATGTTCTTTTAAACAAATAAATGAATTTACAAGAGATTGCATATCAAAAGAAAAATTAATGGAAGTTCATAAAGATGATGAAAAATATAAAAAAAAATCATCTAAGTTTTTTTCACCTAATGCTGGAATTGATATAAACAATCTTGAAAAGTCCTTATATGATTTTTATAATAGTAAAGAAGCACCGGAGACATTAGAATTGATAGGTAAGGGTAATAGATGTAATCCAGATGCCGATGATGATTCATCAAATGATGATAATATTAGTTTAAGTAAGTCAATTGAAGTAATACAAAAAGATGATTATTTAAGTAAACATAAAACTAATTATATTGAATATGTGCAATATATTATAATTGAATTAACTCCATCATATGAGAAAGAAAGAATTTTATTATATTTGGATGATCCAAATGAATATGATTTGTTTAAATTAGATTATGATATTTATTATTCTGAATTGCGTAAAAAAATAGTATTAGGTAAAAAATATGAAGAGGATGAAAGATATTCACATATTTATAAATTATATTATAAATATTTTTCTAATTATTTTAAAATTTCAAAAAATAAAGATGAAGTAGTTGAATTAAATAAAAAAATTTATTATCTTTATTTAATCTATTTCATTATTAATTTAAATCCTAATATTAAAAAAGATGAAGATATTATTATAAAATTATTAAATAATCCTGGTTCTTTTATTACCTTTAAATTAGATTACAATAATTCTTTAAAAGATAAATCAGATGATAAAGATAAATTACATAAATTATATAGAGGATATTTTGAAAAATATTTTAATGAAGAATTAACTTATTATTATAATAATACATTAGCTGATATTTATGATAAATATGTTCCTATTATGATTACAAAATTAGATCCAAATAATGAATCAGATATAATAGGATTAATGAGACATATATATGATAAAAATAAATTTGAAGAATTTAGAGATAATTATAATAAATGTGTTGAACAAAAAGAATTTGACTTTTTATATTATACTTATTTTCCAACTTATTTTAATTATTATAATACAGATATAATTAAAGAACATTATTTATATTTACAAAATATTATCAGAATATATGACCCTAATATTAAAGAAGAATATAATGAACTTAAAAAATATGTCAAAAATGAAAAATTATTACTTGAATATAAAAAATACTATAATTTACATAATGAAGATGATAATGCCATGAATAGAATTTATGAAATTTATTTCCCCGATTTCTTTGTTAATACTGATAAATCTAGTTCTTTTATTATTAGTTCTAATATAAGCAGTTCATCAAAATCAGTTTCATCTAGCTCTAAAAATAAAATTAATAAACCACCAACTGTTCCTCAATCTATTGTTAATAATATATGTAAATTAATCGTTAGCAATGATTCATCTAAAAGAGGTATGTTATTATGGCATTCAACTGGTAGTGGTAAAACTTGCACTGCATCAGCCATTATTGATGGTTTTTGGGATTCAGGCAAAGAAATTATTTATTGTAGTACTATACCTGCTTTATCAAGTAATCCACCACATGAATTTATGAAATGTCTTATGAATTTATATCCACGATTTTATAATAAATCATTAGAACAAATTACAAAAGAATTTAATGCAAAAAATATTCGTTTCTTAACTTTCGCAAAATTAGCTAATAGAATTATTAATAGATCAATTGATATTAATAAATGTGTTTTAATTATTGATGAAGTTCATAATTTATTTAGACCATTACAAACACAACAAAAACAACATGCATTTTTAGAAAAATTATTATTGAGTTCTAAAAATCCTCAATTAAAAGTTTTTATATTAACTGCAACTTTAGGCGATAATCCATCAGAAATTATGAAATTATTAAATATTGTTAAAGATATTGATACTCCAACTATCAATTATGATGATATTAATCAACCTGACCTATTTAAAGAAAAAACAAGAGGTTTAATATCTTATTTTGATATGTCTGGTGATACTAGTAAATTCCCAGTTGTTATTAATAATGAACCACAATATATTAGTATGTCAACAAAACAATTTGAAAAATATATAACAGCTTATAAAGAAGTTAAAGAAACTGCTAAAAATTATGATAAATTATCTAAAGCAAATGCTTTAAATAAATATTGGGCTGCTGCACGTCGTTATTCTAATATGCTTTTCAATTATGAAAAAGGATTATCATTACATGATTTTAGTGCTAAATTAGATAGATTATTAACAACTGTTACTGATGATAAATATTCACAACAAAAACAATATATTTATTCTGCATTTTATGAAAATAGAGGTTATGGTGGTCATGGTATTTTAGCTATTGCCAAAGAATTAGATAAACTAGGATATGAAAAATTAACACCTCGCGAAGCTGTTAAAATTTTTAATAATCCAAAAGAAAGTAATAAAAAACTTAGATATATATTAGCTATAACTACTCAATTAAGTAATGATAAAGATAAAGATATGAGTGAATTACGTCAATTATATAATGCACCTTTTAATAAAAATGGTGAATATGTTAAATTATTCTTAGCTTCTCAAAGTTATAATGAAGGTCTTGACCTTAAAGCAGTTAGACATATTCATATTTTTGAACCTTTAATTACTTGGGCTAGTGATAAACAAACAATTGGACGCGCAGCACGTCTATGTTCACATGCTGATTTAAATAAAAAAGATTGGGATGTATCAATACATCGTTATATTAGTGATTTACCTCAAATTATTAATGATCCTGTTGCAAATTTAGATAAAATTACTGAAATTGAAAATAAAATTGCGGAGATTGAAGCAACTATTAATACAAATAAAGATGCACTTAAAATTAATAAAGCTAAAATAGCAGCTAACAAAAAATTATTAACAAAATTAAAAAAGAATAAAGAAGCTAATAGATCTCAAATTATAGCACTTGAAAATGAAAACGAATATTATTCTTCTAATCTTGAAATTGGTGATGATGAACAAAATAAAACTATGCTCAAAACATTAAAAGCAGAATTAAAAATTTTAAATCAAGGTAAAAAAGTTGGCAAAAATACTAAAAAACAAACATTAGATGCAACAGGTGTCGAAAATATAGATGAATATATTTATAAACAATCTATTGAAAAAATGAAAAATATTTTAACATTATATCAATTAATGCAAGAAGTCGCAGTTGATTGTTTAGTATTAAATGACTTTCATAAAAATGGAAATAATATAATTCAATGTCATAATTTTAATTAAATATATATTTAATAGGATATATATATATATTTAATGGATTTTTTAGATAGAAGTAAATATATAAATGATAATCATTATAAATTTTGTAATGATAATGATGTTCTATTAAATGAGTTTAATAGTTCTAGTAAATTAAAAATAAAATGTTTTATTGAAAAATCTAAAAATGATATAAAATGTAATAAAATTATTAAAGATTTTAAAAAAAATAAAGAGGATTTTTTATTATTAAATCCAAAAATTATTTTTGATTATAATTATGAAATTACTTTTACTGATTTTGATGTTATAAATGGTACTGTTGCTGATACTAAAAAAGAATTTAAAAAGATTGAATTTAATAATTATAATGATAATAATAATATTTATGTAAATGAAAATAATGCTGATAATATGGCTAATATTCAAGATTTTATTAATAAAAATGATATTTTTCTAAAATCTTTAACTAATGATGAAATTAAAACATTACAATATTACACATATAGAGGAGATATTTTTTTAAATGCTTATATCTCATCATCTACATTTGATATAAATAATAATATAAAACATACAGAAGATGCGGAAAAACATATGTTTTATAGTAAAGATTTAAGAGATTATTTATTTAAAATACAAATGCTAAAAATTTTTAAAGATGATGATGAAATAATATCAAAAATTGAAGATAAAACATTAATGAATAATGATTTTAATAATGATGATTATATAGAAATTTTAAAACTTTATATATCTGATTTAAAGAAGATTTTTAAAAAAGCACCAATACTTGAAAAAGAGTTATATGTATATAGAGGTATTGAAATAAATTATATTTATAATGCTATTATTGATGATAAAATTGATAGTTATATTAATAAATATTTCTTATCAACATCATTATTTATAAATAAAGCATATAAATATACAAAAAAAGAAAATAGAATTATATGTCGTTTTAAAATTAATATTGGAACACCTATAATATTTGTTGAAGGTATTTCATTAGCTAAAGGAGATATTGAAGTATTAATACCAAATAAAACAAAAATAACATTATCAGATAAAAAAATAAAAAAATATTTATA